TCATGAAGAGGCTTCATTAACCACTGAGTAAAGGGATCCACATAAGCGAATACCCTTACTTTCCCGGCAGCTTCCTCTTTAAAACCGAGCCGGCCTAGGGTTCTCCCGTAGGTCTGCCCGAGTACTGTTCGCATGCCTTTATAAACCGAACTTCGGATATCTAAAGGGTCACACATTGGTAAAAGAATCCGACTCCAAGAGTCAATTCTATTTAACAACCAGACATTTCCCGTCATGTTACACCAATCTTTCAAAATTGGGAACATTTGAGGGTTATCTTGCCAAGCAACAATAGCTGCAAGGATCGATGCTGGAGCAGTACTTTGTACCGTTGCAGTTTCGCTTTTGGTTAATCTTATATAACCAGCAGCTGACGATGCTTTACGTATGATAAAAGGAGTTGCACGGAGCGACCGGATAAAATCCCATGGTTCCAACCAGTTTAAACCTATCTTCGTATCATCGAAACGAGGTAGATTTACTAAACCCGGCCAAAATGCTGTTTCCAGCAGATGGTTAATCTTAGGTAAATTACCAGGGTCCATCGTTGATGGACTGGTAATTGTACTTAGGTTGAGTTTACCTGGCACTTCAAGGACTCTGTATAGACTAAACATAGTCATCCAGAACTTGAATATTTTTGGCTCATGGATCCGTGCTCGATGGAGCATTGGGATTACCCTAGGGTACCCCGAACGCGTTCTGGCGAAGCGAATCTTCAAACCATTCATACTTTCTAGTTTATGTTTTCCGCTGGCTTGCTGTAAAATTACAGTACAAGCCTTAAGGTATATAACAAGGCCTTGTAGGCCATTGTTTTTAATATATTTAAAGCAGAAATTCATAAACACTATAATAACTTTTACTAGACCTATAGATTTATCCAAACCTATTAGTGAACACATTCTAAGAATGTGATTCACTAAAGGCCGACCTCCTTTTACAGAGATCATGGCATTAACAGGTTTAACAGTATTTAACAATCGAGCGTAGGTCGATGGATTAGAAACGGAGAACTGGGGTTTAACCTCAGCCCACGTGTTCATCCCCATCAAAGATAATGCAGCATTTAACCAAGAAGAGGTTTTGAAGCCTCTTTTGGTCAATGCTGGATTAGGCAATACTAAAACTCTTGGTTTACTTGGAGAAAGGGGAGTCGAGGTTGTAGAATAACTTCTTTTACCGGATGGTTTAACAACCGGCACCACGACAGGAGTTGCAGTTCTCTTATTCTGCAATTCCCGTAACCCTCCTCTAATTTCCAGATAAGCTTTTCGTATTTTAATAATTACTATTGTTAGTAAAATAATCATTAATAGTAACCCAAGGAAGGCATAAACCTCCCACCGTAATAAGAACGGTAAGGAAATGAATTCCATTACTCCCTGGTGATTACCAATACCTAAAACTATCGTAATTATAAATAATATGATAAGAATTTGCATTGCTCAATAATGATCTATGTGAATTTGGTGATCAGTCACTAAATCTAAAGCTCGGAATCCTCTTGTAGGCCATTTCTAGCTTTCCTTGATTTTTCCTTACACCCCGAAGGTGATTTAGTTCCCGAAGACCCGTCTGGAAAGGACTGAAGCAACTTTTTCGCTTCAAATCTTTTCTCCCGCTGTCCAGGTTACTGAATTAACAGGTCCTTACTAGGGACATTCCTGGAGTTTGTTGTACTAAGAGTTTAAAGTTACTCAAAAACAGTACACATTCCCAGACTTAGAATCGTCTTTAATCGACTGTATGTTCATCTTTTAACATCCTTTCGGAGTATAAGATATAATATGTTATCCTTATTAAACTTCGGTTTTCCTGTTTTGCAGGAGCCGCAGCCACCCTTAACAAGGGAACTTAGGATAAGTTCTTAGGCTTAAGTAAGCTTGAATTAGTTAGAACAGTCATATGGTTTCCCACTTAGACCTTCGCACCCTCAGCGGGGGGTCACCCCCCCCCTTCCAATCCCGTGGGAATGGTCGGTTTGCTGAATTTCAAGAAATAAATAACGTAAAACGGGATGAGATTCCTCTCCCCCGCGGAGTTACCTCTGCGCTATAGTTATTATAACAGGATATGGTTGTCCTGTTAACCAGTACACTAATCTGGTGCCGCAATAAGATTGCTCGTTGGGAGGAGGGCATAGCCGCTCGTCGGTTATAAATTCTCTAGTATATCTAGTTAAAACCTCTTACCTACCTAGCATTACGCAGGCTCGTCAACCATAAATGTCAACAAGAAAACTACGTAAAGGTTAATGCTCTTT